AGGACAACAGTCAGATCGGCGGCTTTGGTCTTGGCTCCAAGTCCCCCTTCGCCGTGGCCGACCAGTTCACCGTCACCTCGTGGCACGGCGGGTTCAAGTCCACCTATGCCTGCTACAAGCAGGACGGCATGCCGCAAGTCAATGCGGTGGGCAAGGAACCTTGCGGCTCTCAGACCGGCTTCGAAGTGCGCGTGCCCCTGACTGCCCGCTCCGGCTCCATCGTGGACTGGCATACGCAGGCGCGCTCGCTGTTCCGCTGGTGGCCTGTGACGCCCGCCGTCACCCCTTCCGAGATCTTGGATGAAGGCTTCCTTTCCGAGGAGTTGCTGCTCACGTCCGACTATGAGGTGGGTGGCGCGCCGGGCTGGGCTATCTTCAAGCACGTGCATCAGAACACGCTGGTCATGGGCAACGTGCCCTACCACCTGAACGAGACTGCCATCACGGGGTTGCCCGGTCCTGTCCTGCAACTGCTGGGCAAGATCAGGCTTGTCGTCCGGGTGCCGATGGGCAGCGTGTCCATCAGCCCGTCCCGCGAGACGCTGTCCTATGATGCGGCCACCAACAAGTATCTGGTGGACAAGCTGGCGCAGATCGGACGCGAGATCACGGCCAAGCTGGAGAAGGAAATCTCTGCCAGCCCAAGCCTGGCCGCAGCCCGTGAGCGTGTGCATGGCCGGGGCGAACACTCCCTGTCCCACCTGTTCGGTCGGCTCAAGGATATCGTGAAGCCGCGTTGGAACGGGAAGCCCGTGCCCGAGACGGTCAGCTTCAAGCTGCACACCGCCTTCTCGAAGCCGGCGCAAGCCTTCGACTACGTGAAGCCCGGCCACTGGTCCACCTTCCGCCGGGACTCCTACCCCGACACCGATCCGGTCTTCGAGCATGCCTTCCCCAAGTACGAGACCGTGGTGCGTCTAATCATGTGGACTGAGCGGGTCACGGCTGCGACCTTCCGCAAGCTCCGTCACCACTACCTGATGGGCGGCAAGCGGATCGACGTTAAGTTGCAGGTGGTGTCGGGCATCCCGTATCAGGAGCTTGTGGACAAGTGTGCCGAGACCGGCATGCCGGTCCCCGTCAACATCGACACGGCGCTGACTGCCCCGCCTCCCATCACGTCCGCATCCACCCGCGTCCCGGCCACGCAGTTCTACGAGGTAACTGTGGGCGGCTACAACTACAACTACACGCTGGTGCGGGACACGCTCGACCTGTCGGGCGGCGGTGTGTACGTCCGCTTTGGCGATGGCAGGCCCATGGCCGCCAAGTTGTTGCACGTGATGGCCTGCCTGTTGGCGCAGCAGGCGATTGCTCCGGCGCGTGTCATCGGCCTGCCTTCCAGCAAGCTGGCTCCGAATGGCAAGCTGCTCAAGGCGCTGGCTGCCAACGGCTGGCAGGAACTGGATACCGACTACCTCCAGAACATGGTGGACATGCCGGCTCTCCTCGAAGGTGAGCGCCAGACTGCCATCCACCACCTCCTCTTCGAACAGTCCGGCCTGCGCCGTAGTCTTGTGCGGGTCGGCATGGAGGATGCCAATACAGGTGCAATGTGGAAGGGGTTCGCCCCTGTCCACGCTGCCCTTCAGCCGCACTTCGCTTTGTACTTGAAGGCTGGCACCCAGCTTAGTCCTAATGTTCGCAGGCTGGATGCTGCAACGTTGCAGGACGTGCTGTCGCCTGCGCAGTGGAAACAGATTGTGGATACGCTTGCAATCCGCCTCAACGTGATGCAAGCTGTCGAGGGTTTCTTGAAGCAGCATCCGCTGCTCGCCTATGTCAACGGTCCCGGTAAGCTCGACGTTGACGCTGTCCGTGAATACGTAAACCGCTGATCCAGAAGGAGACATCAGCCATGGTTCCGTTCATCCTCTCTTCCGACTCGGTGTCCCTGTTCCCGTTCGGGCTGGCACCCATCACGCTCGACTCGTCGCACGTCAACTTCGCTGCGGTGGTCGAGGCCATCAAGGCGCGTGACTTCGACACGGCTATCGAACTGGCCTCCGTCGCATCCTTCGTCAACAAGGTGACTGAAGGTAACGTCACCGTGACCGAGGCCGGCGTCACCTTCAAGGGCAACCCCATCACCGGCTACCTCGCCGACAAGATGGTGGTGTTCCTGCGCAACGGCCTGCCTATCGAACACTACTGCCGGTTCCTCGACAACCTCATGGCCAACCCGTCCATGACTAGCCGCAGTGAACTGTTCCTGTTCCTCGAAGCTGCCGACCTGCCGATCACGCCGGACGGCCACTTCCTGGCATACAAGGCGGTGCGCGGCGACTTCAAGGACAAGCACTCTGGCACCTTCGACAACTCGCCCGGCCAGGTCCATGAGATGGCACGCCACGACGTGGACGACGACCGGAACAAGACGTGCAGCTACGGCTTCCACGCTGCCGCCTACGAGTACGCACACAACTTCATGTCGCGCAGCACCGACAAGATGGTTGCCGTGAAGATCGACCCGGCCTGCGTGGTGTCGGTGCCCTCTGACTACGGTAACCAGAAGCTGCGCTGCACCAGCTACGAGGTGATGTTCGAGGTACCCGGCGCAGCCGATGTCTTCAAGGGCAAGGCTGTCTATGAGGACACGCACGCCCCCCTCGATGACGAGGATCGCGACTACCTGTTCTGGCTGGGTGAAGATGTGGTTGACTGACCTGCTAGCGGGGGAGGGCTTCGGCTCTCCCCTTCCCATCCCGGAGGCATGAAGATGAGCGACGATGCGACTGATACACCTGCTGCTGTTCCTGTGGATAATCCTCCTGTTCTGAACCGGCTCACGAGGGCGCAGGTCTTTGCCCGTGACCCCGAGGAGACGACGCAGGAAGACATCGACTTCATCGTGGCCGAGCTTCGCAAGATTAACGAGCGCAACCGCAAGGCCCGCAAGGACGACGAAGCCATTGCCGAGGGCACGGCCAAGCTCAAGAAGGCCAACGCCGCAACCCGCAAGAAGAAGGGCACCGCCCCGCTTCCTGCCGATCTGCTGGACGCCAAGCTATGAAGCTGACCAACAAGCTGCGGCTACCCGAGGCTATCGTCCGTGCAGTCAGCAACGATTCGTATACGAAAGGCGAGGCCGACATCTCGGTGACCGAACTGCTGGTCCCGCCGCAGATGCGCAGACTACGCCTTGCCCATGACCACGAGCTTGAGGAGGATGTGAGCGACCGCATCTATTCGTTGCAGGGCCAGTCGATGCACCACATCATCGAGCGCGCAGCGGATGGTGATGCCTTCGTCATGGTGGAGGCTACCCTGTATGCGGAGTATGCAGGCTGGAAGGTGAAGGGCCAGGTCGACCACCTGCTGCTGGCGACAGGCGAACTGCTGGACTTCAAGCTCACGTCCACCTACAAGGTGAAGCCGGGCCAGCCGCCTCGTGAGTGGGTCGAGCAGACCAACATCTACAGGCGCATGCTTGAACGCGAGAAGGGCATGAGCATTCCTGCGGTTGCCATCCTTGCGATCCTGCGCGACTGGTCCAAGAGCCAGAGCCGCCGGTCGCAGGACTATCCGCAGGCGCCCGTCATCAGGCTGGAGGTTCCGCTCTGGACACCGGAGCAGGCCGACGCTTTCATCGAGGAGCGTGTGCGTCTGCATCAGGCGGCAGAGCCTGCGTCCTGCACCGACGCTGATGTCTGGGCCAAGCCTGCCAAGTGGGCTGTCCACAAGCGGGGTGCTGCCAAGGCGATCCGGGTCTTCGACAATCCCGTCGATGCGGAACAGCTTGCCAGCACAGCGTCTTCGTTGTATGTTGAGTATCGGCCGGGTGAAGCTGTTCGATGCCAAGACTGGTGTCAGGTGGCGCATCTGTGTCCGCAATGGCAAACAGATCCACGTAACATCCGCAAGCAATCCGCAGAGGAGATTTTGTTCGGTGGCTAAGTTCGAAGAGACGGCGCTCCCGCCTCGCATCCTGATCTGTGGCGAACCTGCGGCTGGTAAGACCGGCGCCCTGGCACAACTCGCCAATGCCGGCTACCGCCTGATGATCCACGACTTCGATAACAACAGCCGCGTCATCGGGTCCTACCTGAAGCCGGGCGCTGGCGAGGTCTACATCAATCCATATGTTGTCGCGAAGAGCACCACCGCAAACATTTTCGGGGACTCTGCTACGGCGACACGCGATGCCCATGCAGCAATGCTGCACTTCGGCAAGATGTTGTTGCACTGGAAGACGGCGACCGAGGATCTTGGCCCTTCCTCAAACATGACTTCGAAGGATGTCATCGTGGTGGACAGCGGCACCTTCCTTGGTGAACTGCTGCTGCTCGCATCCAATGAAGATGCCGAGGTGAAGCGGGACAAGCGGTCGCTGTACAATGTGGCGGGCACTTACTACGGCGCGATCCTCGACCGGCTGACCGGGCCTAAGATCGGAGCTTCCGTTGTTCTGCTGACGCACATCATGCAGACCGGCGAGAAGGACGAACAGGGGAGGATCATGGGCAAGGCCCGTGACATCCCGGTCGGGGTGGGCGAGAAGTTCTCGAAGAAGATGCAGACCTACTTCTCTGACATCTGGCACCTCGAAGTCGGGCGCGATGGTAAGCGTACCTTCAAGACCAGCGCCACCGACAAGGCTTCGCTGCGTTCCTCCGTACCTAACCTGATCAAGCCCGTCGAGGAGTTCGACCTCGCGTCCATGCTTGATCGCCTGACCGGGAGTAAGTAACATGCCGTGCATGCTTGAGTTCGAGACTACGCACAAGGCTCCGCTAAACGTCATCTACATCAATGCGAAGTCTATCCATACAGCCCAGCCACATCCTAAAGTTGAAGGCTTGACTGAGATCATCTACGGGCAAGAAAACCATGTTGTCGTGCGCGAAGAGTGTGGCTCCGTTGTAGATAGGCTTCGCCGCGCC